CTGGAGTTATCTGCCCAAGTATATCCTGATGATGATGCTGATCCTACCTGTTGCTTATATGTCTCTTTGCTGATAGCTATATCCTCATCCTTTCTCTTGAAGAATGTTATGCTATCCCACATCCCATTTCTATTCACATACTGCAACTGCACAGGGCTATACTTTGCCTCACATTGATTGTATATCCTGATGCTATCCTGCACCACATTTGAATTATCCAGAATCTCTATATCATACCAATCTAATCCATCAGGATCTGTGAAAGTACCTGCTCCATCAACTGCATTAAAATTAGTTAGGTTTGGAACTCCCGCAGGAATCAATACAACTCTATGCTCAGCTAGGTTAGATGTTCTATCTACAAAGGTTGAGATTGTAAATGTATCTGTTGATGCATCTGATCCTGTATATTTTATCTTCCTATGATTTGCTTGGAAATCACTTCCTGTATCTCCTAAGAAAACAGGTAGGTTGTAAGTGTCAAGTCCTGATAGATATTTCTCATCTCCCTGAACTAAGAATGTAGCCCCTAGATCCTTATTTACTCCATCTAAGAAATCAGAATATCCATCTGTTATCAATGCAGTTGTAGTTGTTCCTGTATCTTGAACTGATGCAGGAGTTGAATCAATATATCCTATGGTATAATCTATATTCATCCATAGAATAGATTCTGTTCCTAGATTATCAGGTTCTTCTACTGATATCTTATCTAACTTCTGATCAAACAAGTCCTGCAATAAAGGAGCGATATCAGCATTAGGATATATATCCACAAATCCAGATGTTCTATCAATTGTATAAACAGGATCTGAAGGTCTTGCAGTCTTTGCCCCTGTCCAAGCATATATTTCTAGCTTGAATTGTTGCATAGTTACTGAACTTGTTCCATCCCATGAAATCATTATTGGAGATCTAACCCCTAGTAACCCTGTTGGACTAATTACTGCCATCCTTGTATTGTTCGTTTAATTTGTCAATCGTAAAATCAAGAAACTCCTCCACATCTAAAGCATATGCCTCAGCAACCTCATTAGGCAACTTCTGGAATCCTAGATTGAAAGGTCTAGTATAAAAGTTTGAAGGCTCAATACCCTTCTTCCCAATGCTCTTAACAACTGCCCAAGCAGTCTGATCATATGTCTGGAATCTACCTGAGTTATCTCTGAATTGTATTCTCCTATCTTCTACCCATTTCCTGAGAGGCGAGAATGGAGGATTCTTTCCTGCTCTCCTTCCCTTATCTACCCACTCACCATATTCCTCCATCAGGAAGTCAAACTCAAATGAATTGGGCATTGCCTTTACCTGATAATCTAATGAATCATAAAGGCTACTAGTTACATTCTTCTTCTTCCTAGTAAGGTTCTTTCTAGATTCCTTAACTAAGTATTTACCAAACTTCTCTAATGCCTTCTTTGTATTATCCATTAGCAGATGTTGTTAGGATTGATTGCCTCTATCTGGAGAGTTGCTTTCCATCCACAAACATTAGCCTCCATATCCTCATCAAAAGGTTCTGCAACAGGATCATTAGCTAACCTAAAATAAGCATCATACTCTGTTCCTCTCCTGAAGGTTGCTAGTATCTCAGATATTGCAGCAAGTGTTCTATGATAGATATCCTGCTTCATCATATTCCCTTCAATGAGATCCTTAGAATCTTTAGAATAATCTACTACATCCATAACTAGCAAATCAAACTCATAAGTTATAGTCCTCTCCTGCAATACTGCACTCCCTGTAATGATATGTGCTATTGGAAACATATCCTGCTTCCTGAAATCCAGATCAAAGATGTTGCCCCAAGTAACTTGGTTTATCATATCATTTGCTGATGCAGCACCTTCTAATGCTTCTGTAATTTGATAATATCCTTTCTTCATACAATTAAAAAACCCTATTCGCTAAAATAGGGATAAAAAAAAGAGAGAGCCACCACAGCCCTCTCTAACACCTAACAACAAATCTAGCACAACCTAGATACCTAAATACTCATCTTCTTCCTGTTCACAATGGCAATCAAAATACTCCTCTATCAAACATCCTCCACAATTCTCACAGGTAGCATCCTGATAGTATTGGTAACTTGCTAACTCTCTATCTAGATAATCCATTACTCAAAAAATTCTATAAGGTTCAACAAATTACACTTAAAATTAAATGTAAGGGCTATACTCTGGCAGATACCTAATGGAATATCCACAATGTAGTTATGAGATTTCAATGCTTCCTCTACTACCTCAGCAGTTGCAGGATATGTCTTTCTCTCCTGCTCTAATGTTGCTAATGCCTCTGGGCTTAATCTTTCGTACAAACTCATCTCTCTATTTTTTTAATGATAATCAAAGATATTAAAAAAGAATCTTAATAACCTAATCCTAATGGTTATTTTTTTTCATCAATGATCTCTCCACATTATTCTTATCAATCTCATACTCCAGAAATGTAAGAGCAGTTCTCAATGGTAACTCTGTTACTTCCTCAAATCTAAGGAGATTGCCTTTAGCAATTTGATATACGACTCCATACCATCCCCACTTTCTACTGAATTGGGATTGTGCATCATATCCTGATTCTTCTCCTTCTCCAAAGATTTCAGGAAAGTGATTTGTAAGTCTGTTACGATACGATAAAAAAAAAGCAGACAACCCATAAAGATATCAGCACCTAAATCTTGAAAGCCTAATCCATTGTGCTTGTCAGGATCATAATTCTCTATATCATGCCTACCAAACATCTTTTTTGTTATAGGTCTATACAATACCCCTAATATCTTCTCAGCCTCTTTGTAAGGCTCTTTTAGGTATGTATCTAGATCTATGTATTCCCCTAATGATATATCTTCTAATTTGGGATGAAATCCATACTCCTTTCCATTGTATTGGAATGATTTAGTTAATGCAGGTTTCTCAGATAATACTTCTCCTAGCTGATTCCTTATCTCATCCAGATCCTTCTTCTTCATACCTTCCTGCATATCTCCATCCAACCCACAGAAATAATACAGAGCCAACTGATCACCATTCTCCTCATCAGCATTAATGATGAACTCCTTATACTTTCCTAGCTTGATATCTCCTAGATGCTCAGGTATTGTAATCTTAACGGATTGTGTATCTCCCATAATTAGGTTTGCTTAATTTGTTGTATATACCATATCTCAATGCATCAATCAAGTGATTCCATTTATCCTCTGGCTTATTCAGGAGGTTGCCATTCTTATCCTCCATCCATTTATAATTCTCCATCTCCTTCATCAAGTTAGCCCCTAAGATATGAATCTTGTATCTCTTTAACATGTCAATTCCTGCATTGACTGAATCTGCTCCTTTTGCAGTAGGTTTAATATTCCATCCCATCCTGTGCAGTTCCTCTATTGATTTAGGCTCTGCTGAATCTCCATAGATCTCATCATATCTCCCTATCTCTAACTTCTTAAACTCTCTGTCTAGATCCTGATTAGTTAGCCTAGTAGAATATAACAATTCCTCAAAGTATAGATTGTTCCCTTCCTGATAACATCCTACCAATGCAGAAGGATCATTTGTGAATCCAAAGTCCAATCCAAATGATAGGAACTTAGCCTGATCAGGTATCTTCTGGATAGTTGTGAATTGGAATACCTGCGCTCTGTTTGTTCCTCTCTCTCCTAATCCATAAACCCTCCAATAATGCTCATCAGTTTCCTTCAATCTCTCTATCTCCTGAATGATAGTATCATCTAGGAATGGATTATCTAGATATGTTGTTTGATAGAAGTCTGCATCATCTCTTGGTATTACTCTATCATATATCCAATGGAATGTATCTGAGGGGTTGTAATCCAGAATGATTCTGCCGTTAGTCCTGAATACGATTTGCTGCCAATCTTCAAAAGTGAGTTCATTAGCCTCATTCAAGAAAGCAAGATCTCTCTTCCTACCTCTAATCTTCTGAGGCTGATCCATAGATATAAACTCCACAAGATTTCCATTCAGGATATATTCAGAATTGGATTTGTTATGCTTCTCCTCCTGATAGATTCCTGCTCCCTTCAGGATATCAAGAAAGTCCCTCATCACAGAAGAACGAACCGCAGGGAATGTCTTTCTAGCTATTGTAATTGTCTTGCCCTCATGATTAGTGCAATAATAGAAAATGAGCCAAAGGAGAATGTTGTATGTCTTTCCTGACCTTGTCCCTCCCTGCTCAACTATGATCTTCTTATCTGATCTCTTTAGATGTCCATAGACCTTATTAACTTGGATCTTGCTCATCCACTTCTTCTATCTGGAAGGTCTTGAGTCCCTCATGAGATATCTCCTGTCTCTCCACATATCCTCTCTTCTTTCCTTTAGTTTTTAGATAGAATATTGTTGAGGTTGGATTCCCTCCCTTTATCTGTTGATGTAATTGTGATTCTGCAAAATCAAGTGCTACATTGGAGATATCATCTACTGCTCTCTTATACTCAGGATCTTTCTCTAGCCATAAGTAATGAGTAGTTCTTCCTATTCCCACAGATTTACAGGCAGATGTTACTACTCCTAGAGATTTCTCTAAGGCTTCTATCATTGCCTTTTTATGTTGTTCAGTTTTGTCCATAGCTATTTTTTAGTAGCATCATATCCTGCCTTAATAAGATACTGATATAAAGCCTCCTGAGATTCTTCGTTTTCACATCTTACATTGATCATCAACTTATCCTCTTTCTCAGGAGTTTCATCAATAGGTTCTTCAACATCAAAGTTAGGAACATCAATGCCCCAATCATTCAGCACATTAATATCCCATTCATTAGCTAGAAGATCCCAATCCCATTCACCAAATGAACTATTGTCCTTAATGATAAATTCCTTCTGTTGTTCCTCTGTGAGATTATCTGCAAAGATGATAGGTACTTGGTCAATT